GACTTTTAATAACATATCTAGGTTCACCATGACTAGCATCTGAACCTTCTGCATCATCTGCATTTTCAGCATCTCTATAATACTGTTTCCAATCTGCAAGTGTTAAAAATTTTAAACCTTTAGAAACAAAAGGAGTTGTTTCACCACTTACGTTTATTGTTGTTAAATAAAAATCATCCCAGTCTACTGATGCATAGTCAGTTGTTATACTAGAGCTATCTGCTTTAAGCGTATACCATCTAGTTCCTGCCACCGTTGCGACAGTTACATTCCCATAAAAAGGGTCTGTGCCTCCACTAGCTCCTGCTGAGAAAAAGGGTAGCTGTGGTTCTTCGTTTGCTATATCAAATATAGATTTATTAATTGCATCTTTTACAAATGATTGTATTCCTATTGCTGAACCAAAGTTAGCAGAAGTTAATACAACTTCATTAAGTTCTCTTAATACTTCATTACTTAAATCTAAATATGTCGTAGCCATTACTTTTTACCTTTAGCTTTTACTTTTGCTTTTTTACTTAAATCTTTAAAATGAAAAAGTTTTACACTTGTTTTAGTGTGAGATTTGTTTGTATGTAAATCTCCATTAGGCATTTTATGTGAGCTGCCTTTGTGTTCAGTTCCGTCTCTTTTGTAATGTTTTACGCCTTTCATATTAACAAGGTTTAGCTTTTGGCATTCCACCATCTTTGTACATCACGCGACCACCGTTCGTCATTTTCTTTTTAGACATACCACCGTCCATCATTGTTTCTCTTCTAGCTGAAGCATTACCATCTTTTTTCATCTTGCCACCGACCATTTTCTTTTCTCTTTTTTTATAACCGTACATACTTATCTCCTTTTTTTAAAATAGGTGGAGGAGACCGAAGCCTCCCCCGAGTTGGTATTAGTCAATACCGTAGAACGCACTTACTATAGCTTCATCTCTAAGTACTTTCGCACCATAGACATGTAAGCCTCTAACTATGTCACCAAACGATGTTGGGTCTCTTAACACTTCTGTTGAGAGAATAGTATTAGCAGTTGCAGTAGATGACATATGACCAGCCATACATTTACCAGCAGCATTAGATGTTGCAGCAATGTTGTTTGACTTGTACATATCAAATCCACGTAGTTTTCCACTTGAAACTAAGCCATTTCTAATTGAGCCTTGACCTGCGTTGAAGTCTACAGACATTAATTTAGAAGCTGACTGACCTAGAACTTCGTAGAAGTCAGGACTTGCAACAAACCAACGACCTTCTTCAGGTACGTTCTGTTCGTCTAATAGTCTTGCCATTCTAGCCATAAGGTCTAGAGGGTCTGTTTCACTAGTTTGTCCTAAGTCAGCAGCACCTGAGCCATCGTAGACTCCTGCAGCTAAATCAGTAGCACTGTCAGCACCTAAAATGTGATTAGGTGATGATGCAGAGCATCCAGCAAACATAGTTGCTAACACAGCAGCGTCATATGAATCTTTCAATGCATATGCAGCAGAGCTTGAAGCAATCTCTTTGAAGTTGACATGTGACATATTAGTTTCAATATCATCTACGATGAATTTGAAAGCTTTAGCACTATCAACAACCAAAGAAATTTCTTGGTCTGTTAGTCTAGTTTCAGTTGTGTCGCTATTTCTTGTATAATCTGATACTGAAATAACTGGTTCTTTAATAATCTTTACAGAGTCTCCGAAAGAGGAAATTTCACCAGCATAATCTGTGTTGGTGATAGCTTCTACTACCGAGGCTTTTCTGAAAAAGTTCATAACCTTTTTAGAGTAAACCGAAGGTAAAAAGAAACTATTAGTTTGTCCTGCTACGGAGTTTGCAAAGTTAGCGTTTGTATCTGTTGAGGGTTCAAAAAATTGAGCCATGATACGTCTCCTTGTAGTTAATTATAGTTTAATTTGAGATTCTGCCTTCCTGCATAGCATCTGATATAGCAACTTCGTGCTTGTCAAATTCTTGTACAGACATGGCTTCTATCTCCCTTAATGACCATACTTTCTCCTGCGTTGGTTCAATACTAGTTGTTTTAGTAGAGACCATATCTGCAGCAGATTGTCTAGTCGGTTTTTTAGAAGATGACTTAGTCGTAGGAACATCCATACCAAAATCTTTTTTAAACAAATCAAGAGCACGTGAAGCTAAGTCGGCATCGTCATTATTTTCATATACCCAAGCTTGGATAGATGAATGTTGTTCTTTTGCCCACCCATGAAAGTCATCACTATTTCTGATATCTTCAAAATCAGGATGTCTTTCTACTAACCTTTTTTCTGCATCTTGTCGTACTAACTGATTTTCACGTTCTTGGAGTTTACTAAGGCGTTCTTCTAGAACTTTTGCTTTAGTCTCCGATTGCATATGAGCAACAGTTTCCACAACTTCATAAACATCAGGATATTCTGTTTTAAACTGTTCTAATTCTTCTGGAGATTTAGGAGCTTTATAGTCAGTTCTATTTTTAGTAGCTTCTTCTATTAACTCACTTTCTCTAGATTTAAACTCGTTTAGTTTAGAATCATAATGTTTTTTTAAATCATCATAGCGTTTTTTATAGTCTGGTTTTTTATAAGGAGTATCCTTTTTAGTTTCCAGTTCTTTAGTATTAACACTTACTTCAGTTTCAACTTCAGTTATATCGTTACTATTAAAAAGCTTATTCTTTTCAGAAGGCTCTTCAAAATACATACTCTCTGATGATTGAAAAGGTTTATCTTCACCTGTGTGCCAATCTTTTTTTGCGTTATAAGGGTTTGGCGTTTGTTCTTTTTGGACTGTATTAGTCATCTTCTATTCTCCTAATTGGGGCTTTGTTTACAAGGTAGCTCTATGTCGACTAGAGGGCTTGTATTGTAAAGGTAGCCTTTCGGTTCTTATTTAATAAAGTGCCTGATATCTCAGGGTAGCTTTATCGTTATCTTAATCTAGGATTTACA